CTGATTTCACCGAGGGGCTCCGCCTTTCAATCTTTGCTGCCAGCGATGATGCCAGTGATCCTAAATTGACTTGTCTTCATATCCAGGGAAGGCAGGTTCAGAGTTCAAATGGTCACCGGGCTTTCAGATATCAAATGGAAAAGGGAATCAAAAAAGAATTCTTGCTGCCGGCCACATCTGCCCCATCTATTCTGAATCATCCAATTAAGTATTATTCGGTTACCAAGAACTGGGTTCATTTCAAAACCAAAGATGATATCGTGATTTCCTGCCGGATGTACGCAGATACCACTTTCCCAAATATGGACTTCCTGTTTGATATCAACGGGAAGAATTTTACTTTCCCTGATCAATTGAAAGAGGTGATCACCCGGGCGGCGGATTTTATTGGGGATGATGAAGACGACAAGAATATCAGGATTAAAATCAAAAAGAAAAAAATGATCGTCAAAAGTAAATCCTTGCAGGGCTGGTTCAGTGAGGAAGTTTCTGTAAAATCCAAGAAAGAAGCCTCTTTTGAGATCAATCCTTTCTTTCTCCAGGACATCCTGAAATCATCAACCCTGGCTAAAATGGATTCCAAAAAAGGGCTTCTCCGGTTCAAGACGGACAAATGGCAATACACTATCAATATAGCCGTTGATTAAAGGGTGATTGAATGCGTCCATTTTTCACAAAGGAACAGACGAAAAGTGATAAGATAACCAAAATTCCCCAGTCTTGCGCCTCTTGCGGTCTATCAAAAAAGGCTAAACATGGGCGCATGAAACCCTGGGGAAAATTTGGTAAAAAGATCTTGATTGTGGGGGAAGCCCCAACCAGGAAAGATGACCGGATGCAAAAAGCCTGGACTGGTTCCCAAGGAGATCTGATAAAATCATATTTTAAAAAAGCCGGGGTTCATTTATTCAGGGATACCATGACGACCTATGCTTGTTTGTGCCTTATTCCAAAAGATAAAAAACCAGAAGAAAAAGAATTGAGTTGCTGCCGAAAACGGGTTTTTAAATTGATTAAGAAAATCAAACCAAAATTAATCTTTTTGGTAGGCTCAGCCGCTGTTCAATCGGTGATTGGCAAATCGTGGAAAAAGGGCCTTGGTGGTATGGAAAGATGGCGGGGATTTACCATACCTGATCGTGAATTAAAGATATGGCTCTGCCCAATATTCAGCCCAAAATATGTTGAAACCCGGGATATATGGAAAAAGGTGAATCTTGCTGAGGTGATCTGGCTGCAGGATATAAAACGAGCCCTGGGCAAGATTGATGAAAAGATAAAGTTCACCGATGAAAAGAAATATATAACTTTTATCGAATCCGATAAGCATTTTAAATCCATTCTTCCCCGATTATTACGTGCTGACCTGATGTCCTTTGATTATGAGAGTACTGGGCTCAAACCCCATGCAAAAGGCCATCAAATCACGAATACTGCTGCCACAATCGGGCCAAAAGAATGTTATTCGTGGATGAATAACGAATACCGAAATAGATTGTTTAAAAAAGTTCTTGAATCCAAACGGGTCAAGAAATCAGCCCATAATCTGGCATTCGAGGATTCATGGAGCACCGAAATATTGAAAGCGGAAATACAAAATTGGTTTTGGGATACCATGGTTACCGCTCATATTCTGGATAATAGAAAGGGAATCTCCGGCTTGAAATTCCAGACCTATGTTAATTTCGGGGTAGCTGATTATGATTCACATGTTAGCCCTTATCTAAAATCAGGGGATGAAAACGGGGCAAATACCATGAATGATATTCTCCGATTCATCAAACAATACGGCGAAGAACCCATAAAGACCTATTGCGGACTTGATTCAATTTATGGATACGGATTGACCCTTTTACAAATGGAATTGGTCAAGACTTTTTAGGAGGTAAAAGTGGCTAAAAAACGGAAAAAGACGGTCAATAAAAAACCAAACTGGGTGGGCGAAATTGATTTATCTGGATGCATACCCGGGCTTGTTTATAATATCTATCAGTGCCGGGAATGTATCCTTGAATATAAAGAGGATCAAGCCAGATCTGGCCGAAAGAAATCACTCAAAATTCCAGGCTATAAGAAGCCTCAGGTTGTTGAAGCATGTAAGCACCGTGAGCCCTTATTAATCAAATATAAAAAATGTACCTGTGGTCAAGAATTTTGGGGATTCTATCTCCGGGAAAAATCCACTTGCAAACATTGTGGGGCTTTTAAGGGAGCCACCGGTTTTAGGTATTACCGACTGGGGGAATTCTATACAATGACTGATAAAGATTTATCAGATGAGGATAGATGGGACTGCATTAATAGGGGAATTTGCCTTGAAGTGACCAAGGTAAAAGGTTCTCGGAAAGCCATTGCTTGTCAAGATTGTCCTGATTATGATAAAGGTGGTTTATGAAGATTCAAGCTACGACAAAAGATGCCCATGAATTGATGCATCAAGGGGTTCAAGCCTTGAGCAAGGCAAGTATTAGGGGGATGCATGTTGATGTAAAATATTGTGAAAAACAGCATAAATATTTGAATAAAAAATGCGATAAACTGATAAAGAAATTTTCTAAAACTAAACTTGGTAAAAGATGGTCTAAAACTTTTCTTTCGGTTAATTGGAATTCAGACCAACAATTGCGGGAGGTCTTATTCAAGAAATCAGGAATTAAACCGGTAAAAAGAACCAAGCCATCAAAGGGACATCCAAAAGGGCAAGCATCCTGTGATAATGAATCTCTTGAATTGATTTCAAAATCATATCCAGAACTCAAGCCTTTTATGGAATATAAGAAGTTAGCCAAGGTCAATAATACTTTCATTGCAGGGATTCTCAAAGAGCAGGTAAACGGGATAATTCACCCATTCTTTCATTTGCATATAGCCAGGACTTTTAGATCGTCCAGTTCTAATATAAATTTTCATAACCAACCAAATCGGGATAAGAAGCAACGAAAAATTGTCAGATCATCTTTTAAACCGGCTCCAGGGTTTGGGATAATGGCGGCGGATTTCTCCGGTATTGAAGTTGGAACCAGCTGTTGTTATCATAAAGATAAAAAGATGCTTCATTATGTTCGACATCCTGAAAAAAATAATATGCATACCGATATGGCTGTTCAATGTTATTTGCTGGACAAATTTGTGAAAGAGGGGCTTGAAAAGACTCTCAGAAAGGGGGCAAAGAATGGGTTTGTATTTCCTCAGTTCTACGGTGATTATTATAAGAATAATGCGGCTTCTTTGGCTTCCTGGGGGAATCTGCCAACCAAGGGGAGTTTCAGCAAAAAAGATGGGGAGAAACTCATCACAGGGCTTTCCCTGGGAGAGCATCTTATCAAAAAAGGTATTTTTGATTATGATGATTTTGTTGATCATATTCAAGAAGTAGAAGACGATTTTTGGAATAACCGATTTAAAGGTTATAGAAATTGGAAAAAACGGAATGTCCGTGAATACTATAAAAAGGGTTATTTGAAAACCTTAACCGGATTTACTTGCTCAGGTGAAATGTCTGAAAACGATATAAATAACTACCCGATTCAGGGCGCTGCTTTTCACAAATTATTGAAAACCTATATTGAAGTATTTAGGCGCCTGGCTCATTATAAAATGAAATCATTCTTGATTGGGCAGATCCATGATGAATTGGTCTTCAATTATTATCCAAAAGAGGAAGACAACGTTCTTGAAATAGTCCAAGAAGTGGCTTGCGAATGGCTTCCTAAACAGTGGAAATGGATAAATGTGCCAATGGTGGTTGAGGCTAATGTTTTTGATGTTGATGCCAATTGGGCTCAAGACTCGAAAGTACTTGAATTAAAGGCTGCTTGATAAATTCTGATCCAGATTCAAAATTACATTGTATTATGGGATATAGATTGATTTTAAAAATCTTTAAAAGGGGGAATTGAATGCCAGATATTAAAGTTAAATATAGACCTAAAAAATTTAAGACATTTTTGGGCAATGACGAAACGGTGGAGACAATCAAGGAATTGCTTGATGCTGGGAAACTCCCGCATTGTATTTTATTGACCGGCCCCAGGGGATGCGGTAAAACGACCCTTGGTAGAATCATCCGTAAAGAATTGAATTGTGGAGATGGTGATTATAAAGAGCTTGACACGGCTGTTTTTAGGGGAATAGGGACGGTTCGTGATCTCCGGGATACTTTGGTCTACTCTCCCAAGAATGGCGATTGTAAGGTATATTTGATTGATGAAGTTCACATGTTGGGAAAAGGCGGATCATCTGAAAAGAATGAAGCCCAAAACGCCATTTTGAAATCATTGGAAGAACCGCCGGATTATGTTTATTGGATTCTTTGTACGACCAATCCTGAAATGCTGTTACCCACCATTCGCTCCAGATCAACCGAATTCAGGGTTGGTCCTCTTGATCTTAAAGGAACGACAAAATTGGTCAAAAGGGTGGCTAAGGGGGAAAAGAAAGAAGTCAGTAAACCGGTAATCAAGAAACTTCACAAGGTATCTTATGGGATGCCCAGGGATTCCTTGACTCTTTTAGGGAAAATCATAAATCTTAAATCAGATAAGAAAAAGATTAAAACCCTTAAAGCTGAAAATCTGGAGGAGAATGCCGAAATCATTGAATTGTGTAGGGCTCTGATGGCGGAAGGCTCTGACTGGGATGCCTGCAGAAAGATTCTGAAAAGTTTGGCTAAACAGGATATATTACCGGAGGATATCCGGCGGGCTGTTATGGGATATGCGAATACAGTTCTGATCAATGGGAATGAGCAGGGGTCTTATATCCTGGGATGGTTCGTTTATAAGCCTACTTATGATGCGGGCTGGCCGATGATTACCCAGTTTTCATATAATGTCTGTAAAAGGATTGAACCGCCCTGTTAATGGGAAAGGGGAAAAGAATGGATCTTGCTGAAGCTCAAAAATATATTGGGTATTCTGATGAAAAACTTATCAGTGAGGTAGATACCACCGAAAGATGTGTTACTCTTTGTCTGAATTGTGAAGAGTATCAGTTACATATTATTTATGATATAAGGCCTTTGGATATTCCAGTAGGCGCGGCCCACATAAAAGTTTTATGTGTGAAATGTGGTGAGCCGGATGAATTAGATGTGATCTAAGAGAGGCAGATATGAGAGAACTTGATTATGCAGTAGATTCCAAGATAGATATTGATGCCCTTGATATTGAATGGCTGGGCCATCCTGATCTTGAAAGGGAATATATTGAACAGGTGAGCCGGATGAAACGGAAAGTGATCCGGGCTACCGAAAAAGAAAAACTTGCTCATGAAAAAGTGAAAAACGTCAGATCAAAATTGATCCAAAGATGCCATGACAAGCCTGAAAAATGCATAGGTAAATCCAAGGCGACCGGACAGGAAGCCGAGGCTTATTATCGGACGCATCCAAATTACTTGACGGCAAAAAGGAAATGGATAAAAGCAGAAACCAGATTACTTGAAGCAGAGGAGGAGCACACAACCGCAGAAAGCATGAAAGATCTGTTGCATTTCACTAAGACAAAGGCGCTGGAACAACTGGTCAATCTCCATGGTCAAGGATATTTTGCCGGGCCAGAAGTTCCTCGGAATATTAATCGTGAACTCGTTAAAAAAGCTGACCGTGAAGCCAGGATGAAAAGGCGAAGTAAAAAGATCGGTCAGGGGATAAAAAGGAATTCAAAATGATAACCCTTGAATCAGTAATTTTAATTTTGATAATTGTGGGGGTTGTTTTTTGGCTTTCTCCCTCATTTTTCAGAATGGCAGGGTATTCGTTCGGTGCTGGTTTGGTAAGTGGAATGAATACCGAAATTGATCACAGATTAGAAGCATTAAAGAAAAAATTTCAAGAAACCTCTAATTCAAATATAAAGGAGAATTAAAGATGGGTAAGAAAAGAAAAGGCAGAGGATCATCAATGGGGAAAGGAGCTAAGAAATCACGGGCGGCTCGGAAGTCTGGAAAATCTTGGTTAACTCTTCCTAAAAAATGGGGCTGGTTTAATGAGGAAGCTGATACCACATATAAATTGGATATTCTTCCATATGTGGTCAAAGATATGAAACTTCATCCTGAATATGAAGCGATGGAGGAAGATGTCTGGTACCGGTATCCTTATAGGCTTCATAGGAATGTCGGTGCATCCAGAAAACCGGCTTTGTGCCCGCAGACCATTGGAAAGCCCTGCCCGATTTGTGAAAAAAGACAGGAAATTTATGATGATCCTGATATTGACAATAAAAAGGCTGGCAAATTCAGTACCGCCAGGAGATCTCTTTTCATCATCAAGGTTAAAGCCGGTTCCAAAAAATTCAAAGGCAAAAAACTGATTTGGGATGTTTCAGATGCCAACTTCTTTGAAGCGGTCGATAAAGAGATTGAAATGGGCGAGGAAGACTGGAACAATTTTGCCTGCCTGGAAGGGGGATATACCCTGAGAGTCAGGATGATTGAGGAGTCATTCGGTGATGGAAAAGGGGCCGTGAAATATCCATGCGCAGACAGAATTGATTTCGATCCAAGGAAAGATTACAAGGAAAAAATCCTTGATACAAATCCATGCCTGGATGATATGGTCGTTCCAAATATTTTGTCGTATGACGAACTGGTTGAATTGCTTGAAGGCGGCGCCGACAAGAAAAAGAAAAAGGGAAAGAAAAAGGGAAAGAAAAACTTGAAACGGAATAAAAAGAAAAGCAAAAAGACTGAGCCTGAATTGACCTGGGAAGATCTGGAAGATATGGAAGAGGACGAGCTGCTCGAGGTTTACGAAGATCTTGGGGAGGATCCCGACGAATTAGATTATGAAGACGAAGATGAACTCAGGGAACTGATTGCCGTTGAACTCGAAATTGATCCACCGGATGATGACGATGATGATGACGATGACTATGATGACGACGATGATGACGACGATGATGACGACGATGACTATGATGACGACGATGATGACGACGATGATGACGACGAAGACGATGACGACGAAGACGATGACGACGATGATGACGACGATGATGATGATGACGATGATGATGATGACGAAGACGAGGAAACTCCCAAACAGAAAAAGGCTCGACTGAAAAAGGAAAAGGCGGCTGCTAAAAAGGCGGCTGCTAAAAAGGCGGCTGCTAAAAAGAAAAAGAAAAAGAAAAAGAATAAAAAGAAAAAAGGGAATTCCACCAAAAAAGCCATGAAGTGCCCCTTTGCTTATCAATACGGCGAAGAATGGGGTGATCATGATGAATGCAATGAAAAAGAATGCAAATCATACAACAAGTGCTTCGATAAATATGATGCCATGCAGGATGATGAGTGAAACCCCGTTAAGGAATTCAGTCAATAAGTAAAACCTTGGGGGGCTCCGGTCCCCCTTTTTTAAGGAGAAAAACCGATGACAAGAGTATTCATGCCACAGACTGAAAAGAGCCTGATGGGTAAAAAGCTGGTCGGCGTTCATATTGATAAAAAGAATGCTCACCGGCTTGCCATGCTTTCATTGGAGAAAGGAACTCCAAGGACGGCCATTTTGCTTGAATTAATCAATGATTATTTGGATAAGCAGCCCAGTCTATCAGAAATGATTGAAAACGCATCAAACAAAGCAAAACAGGCCTTCCTTGATACGCCCGGGTCAAAGAATCTGACCGTTTTTTGCAAAGAGACTGAGCAGGATTTGCTTAGCCACCGGATTGATAAAGAAATCATTGAAGAAATAATCAAAGGGGTTAAAGACGGAATATGAAAAGGAATCCACCTCCCACAAAAGAGCCTAATAAGGTGACTAAAAAGAAACCGTCTAAGAAAAAGGTGACTAAAAAGAAACCGTCTAAGAAAAAGGTGACTAAAAAGAAACTGAAATCACAGCTCATCAAGGCTTCTAAAAAAGAAAAGAAAGAAAAAGGCAAAGTTTTGTGGGTTCCTTTTGGTTCGGTCCTTTTCAATATTCGGTGCTCAGGGCGGTATGACGGTGCTTTCAAACAGGGAACAATGGCAAATATTATTGGTGATTCAAGCTCAGGGAAATCAATAAGTGTTTTAAGTGGTCTTGCCTGGGCATCAACTATGAAAAAATTTGATAAATACAGAATGATTTATGATGATGCTGAGTTTGCCGATTCATTTGATCATGTTAAATTGTTTGGCCCCAAATTTGCCGCCAGGGTTGAAGCCCCCACGGAAGATGGTGAAATGTCCACAACGATTGAAAATTTCTATGATTACGTTATGGATGCCTGTGATGTTGCCGAGGCCACCGGAATTCCATTTATTTATGTTCTTGATTCATTCGATGCCATTGATTCTGACGCTGAAATTGAAAAAGAACTCAAAAATAGGGAACACCGGAAAAACAAGGAATTATCAAAAATCAAGGGAACTTTTGGCGCAAGCAAACAAAAGAAAGCATCTCAGCTATTCAGGCATATTTGCTCCAGGCTGAAAAGGACTAAATCTGTTTTGATTATCATTTCACAGACCCGGGATAATCTATCAGCAATGAGTTTCGTCAAGCAATACAGATCTGGCGGAAAGGCTTTGAAATTTTATGCATCCATTGAAGCCTGGCTCACCTATATCGGGGCAATCACTCAAACGGTGAATGGTATTAAATATGATATTGGGGTGGACACTCGGGCAAAGATAACCAAGAATAAATTCACCGGGAAAAAGAGTGAGTGTGATTTTCCAATTTATCCTGATTATGGAATTGATGACGTTTCAGCCTGCCTGCATTTCCTTGTGAAAGTTGGCTACTGGAAAAAATCAAAGACTAAGATTGATTGTAAGGAACTCAAATTTAAGGGAACTAAGAAAAAAATCATTGAGCATATTGAAAAAAAGAAAAAGAAACGGGAGATCATTTTGTTTAAGACTACTGCAAAAGCAGCTAAGATAATTGATAAGAAATTGAGTCTCGGCCGACTCCCAAAATATGGGTGATACTATGTTAGATGGAAAAGGAAATAATCTTGAAGTTGGTGACAAGGTGGTATGGATTAATTGGGCGGTCAAAAGAGTAAGATTTACACATATTGTAAGTTTTACTTCAAAAATGGCTTATGTCCAAAATCCATTTTACCCGGGTGATGATTCACATTGTTTTTTAGTAACTCCTAAAAATCTGTATAAGGTGCCATCATGATCAAAAGGAATCCACCGGAAATATTTCCGAATATTTTAAAAAGGAAAAAAAGAGGATCCCGGATGGGGAAAAAGAAAAAATCTATTCTGACCCCAACAATGTATTTACCAGGGAAAGAGTTTTTACCAAAGCTCGTTCAGGGGGATACCCCGACTAAAGACGGAATCTATATGGTTTACTATGAATATAACCAGGCATGGAGCCATACCAAAGAAGTAGCCGGGGCAACGGTAGCTCATTATAGCAAAGGAAAGTGGGGACTTAATCACCGAGTCTTTGCTTATATGGGGCCAATCCCACAATTGGCGCAAGAACCCTTAAAGGAATTTAAACCGCCGTATATCCTTGGTCAAGCCTTTTATATCGCCAGTCTGGAGCAAGGGGCTCAACGTAAATATGAATCTGGTCCCCATCCACAATTTATTGCTGCCTTTCTTACTCCTGGGAGACCCGGGCTTTTCGTTTTCTGTCTGGACTCAGATAATCCTGAACCATATTTGGTGGCAAAGTGGACGGAAAAGGATCCACCGAGTTATAAGAAATTGAAGCCAAAGGCTTTAAAGAAATATAACAAAATGCTTGATCATTTAAGGCGGAAAAATGGTTAAAAGGAATCCACAAATTATCCGGAGAAATAGACCACCCGGTAAATTCATCCAATTGAAGCAGAGTGATTCTACGATGATGCGTGAAATGCTTTATCATGATCAGGCTAAAAAATGCCCAGTGATTGGCAAACGATTCCCATTGAGTGAAATGGCTATGGATCACAAACATAAGCTGAAAGCTCAAACGCCTGGGCCAGATGGCAGGGGATTAGTTAGGGGCTTGATTCATGGGAATGTAAATACCTTTGAGGGGATTGCTTACAAGAAATATTTACGGCAAGGGCTTCAAAATATGATGCCCTTTCCTGATCTATTGATTGCCTTGGGAGAATACCTTAAAAATCCACCCTGCCGGCAATGCTATATCCATCACACTGAAAAACCGAAAGCGCCAACTTTTGGTAAAAGAGATTATGACCGGATTTGTAAATATTATTTTGAAATATTTCCCAGGGCGAGGAAGTTGCCGGCCTTTCCAAAGTCAGGAATAAAAAAGAAGTTTAAAAAGGTGGATGGCAAAAGGAAAGCCTACTATGTTTACCGGGCAAAATTATCAAATAAATGGCGAAAACTTTTAGAAGCGGCTAATGCGATTCATGAAAGGAAAAAGAAATGAAACAGATGCTTGGTGTTTTTATAGTACTGATCACAATCATTAATGTCATGGGGTATTCTTCTATGATTAATCATCTTCAAAAAGTGTTGGACAATCAAATCCAGCTCATGGGATATGTGATGCTACCGGAAGCGGAAAAGGAAGTTCAGTTTTATGAAGTTGGGGTGGAGATTTTTGATGAAATTCCGGTGATCAGACCTAACCCGAATCTGAAACAAAAGGTAAAAGAAAATGAGTGATCACCTTGAATCGATTACCTTGAAAAACTGGTTATCATATAAAAAGCAGATCTTTAAATTTCATCCTGGGGTGAATATGATAATCGGTCCTTCTGATCATGGAAAAAGCGCCATGATGGACGCCATATTAAAGGTCTTAGAAAATAGACCAATGGGTGATGATTTTCAATCGTGGTGGGGTGGCAAAACCCTTGTATCTTTGAAATTCGCAGAAGCAATAGTTAGATATAAAAAAGATGATAAGGCTCAGTATCAGATTAAAAACCGGGAAACTGAAAAGACAACTATTTTTACAGCATTCGGCACATCGGTTCCCCAGGAAATAAGTGATGTTTTGCGAATCAATCGAAAGATCAACGTACAGAAGCAATTGGAAAAGAAGGCCCCTATATTTCTTTTGTCTGAGAGTTCAGGCGATATTGCCCGCCATCTGAATGAAGTGGCTAATTTGGGCGGAATAGATAAAGCCCTGGCTAATGGTAAGGCTGATCTTGGTAAGGATCTGATGGAAAAGAAAAGGTTAGAAAAAGCCATCAAAGATAAAGAAAAGGAATTGATCAAATTTACCAAACTTGACCAATTGAAATTATTGATCACACATGCTGAAAAATTGCAAAATCGGATAGACACGTACCAGGAAAGCATGGAATTCTTTGAACAGGGCTTGAACAAGGTTGACCAAATTAAGACAAAGATTACAAAGATCAGACAAAAGCTGAAAATAATGCCAAAAGTTGAACAGGCCCTAAATTTGATTGACACGCACGAAAAAATCGAACAAGAGCAAAAGACGTTTTTGACCAGGCTGGGCAAGATTTCAAACTATCAAAAAAGATTGAATTGGATCCAACAGGCATTAAAAGGGAAGCCCATTGTTGCCCGAGGTCTGGCCCTTGTTCAAATAATTGATAAAAATCAGGAAGATATTGATAAAGTAGAGGGCAAGTGGGCGGAGTTAAGCTATGGTCTTAAAAGAAAAGGAGTTATCAAAAAACAGCTGAAAAAAGAACGGGCTTTATT